ACCTCAAGGCACAAAATATACGCGTTGGCGTGCGCAAGATCGTGGATCAATGAAGTTGCCCAACGGGGGCCGGATCGTGTCTTTGTCCGTTGATGCGGGGCGTGAGAAGTTTCAAGGGGCAAGCGTCAAATTTGTGTGGATGGATGAAGAGCCAACTGTTGACGTTTTTGATGAGTGCATGTTACGTACCGTTGACACAAAAGGCAAGATACTGATCACAGCTACACCGTTAAAAGGCTTGTCATTTTTGTATGACTTTTTTGTTGATCAACAGCCGCAAGGTTTTGATCGATATGCGCTATCAGGTCTTGACAATCCGTACATATCAAGCAACAAGTTGAGGCGGGCCGTTGCACACTTGAGCGAAGCAAGCCAAAACGCGCGATTGTTTGGCATGTTTACAAGTCAAAGCGGGTTAGTGTATCCTGAATTCGATCGTGCTGTGCATGTGGTCAAACCTTTTGAGATTCCTGATCATTGGCCGCGTGATATGTGCATTGACTTTGGCGTGAGAAACCCGTTTGCATGCCTGTGGATCGCGCATGATATGGATGATGATGCCTTGTACGTCTATCGCGAGTACTACAAGACCGAAAAAACCACACTTGAAAATGGGCGTATGATACTTGCATTGGGTGCAAAGGATCCGGATCTGCGGTGGGTAGTTGCGGATCCTGAATCAAAAGACGGGCGGCTATTGTTGGCCCGTGAATTGGGTTTGCATACAAAGCCCGCACCAAAACACATAGGCGTGATGGAAACAATCAATCAGGTAAAAGACAGGCTCAAGCTTGATGCAAACGGGCGGCCCGCTCTCTATGTATTTTCGAATTGCAAAGAGTTGATCAAAGAATTTCGCAAGTACAAATGGAGCAAAACCAAAGGAAAAGATCGCCCCGAAAAAATGCACGATCATGGCCTAGATGCGCTTAGATACGAGGTTGCGTTTTTGTACAGGTATAAAAAGCACAGGCAATGAAAAATAATGTTTGACCTTTTAGGAATACCAATATAATATATTGAATGTAGGGGCAATGATGCAACCGCAACAACAAAGGATAATGACAATGACAACAAATTATATTTGGGAACCTGATTTTTTAGATCAAATGCAAATAATCAACAATGCTGATTGCACAAAAAATACTCTTTACATGTGGCTAATTGATGAATCTGATACCATTGATGATGCACACTGGATTGTTAAAATTGCTCAATACAAAGTTATTTTTTACAATCGAAAGGATGCAAAAAATTTTCAAAATCTAATACAACAAAATAAAAATACATAACCAACAACAACCGCCCCGCAAGGGGCACAACAAAGGACAATGACAATGAGTATCTATTTGTACACACTACGAAAAAGTAACAGCCTAACCTTAGAATACAATCACAAGGGCAAAAAATACAAATTCCCTGTTTATCGGTTCAAATTTGCATTTGGAAATTGTAGTTGGGATTATGATGCTAATCTTAAGGTAAAAGGATCAGACAAGGCAAAGATTACAAGAGCCAAAAAAACATTTGGAAACAAGCCAATACTTATCGACTTTTACGGTGATATTTACTTTCAAAAAACAGCCGATCCGTTTTGGTTTGATGTCGATGAATGTCCAACGGGTGATCTTGTAGGTGAGGTTAGAAACGAGCATATTGATACGGGTGAGCCGATCAGTGATGAGCCTTTTTTCCTTGTGCCTGATGATTATGATTCATCAAAAGAAAAGGAGATAGTTGAAACATTGATAAAAGAGTACTATCCAAACATGTAAATACAAACCAACAACAACCGCCCCGCAAGGGGCATAACAAAGGACAATGACAATGATCGATAATTGGGATGATATACCAACAACAAAAATATTACACGGGGATTGCATGCAACTCCTCAAGACATTGCCATCAAATAGCATTGACGCGATTGTAACCGATCCACCGTACGGCATGTCACCTGATGGCATTGCCCGCACATGGGCTGACATCGAAGAGGGGCGCAAGCTATCGGGATTCATGGGCAAGGATTGGGATGCGGCCGTACCTTGTCATAACTTCTTTGCTGAGTGTTTGCGTGTCTTGAAACACGGGGGCCACATGATAGCATTTAGCTCAACGCGTACCGTTTGTGCGTTGGGTATGGCTGCGCAAAAGGGCGGGTTTGTGATACGTGATATGATTCATTGGTGTTACTTCTCAGGATTTCCAAAGTCGCACGATATAAGCAAGGCAATAGATCGTGAGGCGGGGGCGGTGCGAAAGGTTGTTGGTTTTAATAAGGCGAGGCATCGAATAGTATCTAATCACAATCAAATCGCATATTCTAAATTTAGGCAGTCCGATATGGATAAAAAAGCGCAGATCACAAAACCCGCAACACAAGACGCGCAAAAATGGGCGGGGTTTGGCACAGCACTCAAGCCCGCAGTTGAACCCGCTTTGTTACTTCGTAAGCCGCTTGAGAAGGGTTTGACGATTGCACAAAATGTGCTCAAACATGGTACGGGTGCGCTCAATATAGATGGTTGTCGTTTTGGATATGGTGATCCGTGTTGGGTAGGGCCTCAAGAGTTGGGCGATCCTCATCAATTTGCAAAAACAAACGGGGGATCTTTTGCGAGTTTTTCAGAAACTCCACCGATAGCGGGCCACAAATTAGGCCGTTGGCCTGCAAACCTTTACCAATGCGCCAAAGCCTCACGATCTGAGCGTGAGCAAGGGCTTGATCATTTGGAAACAACAAAAGGCTTTGAGGCGGTACACCGCAAAGAAGGATCGGCCGGTTTAAACAATCCGAGAGCGGGCGCGGGGCGTACTGCAAACGAGGTGCGCAATATACATCCAACAGTCAAGCCGATTAAGCTGATGCGTTGGTGCTGTCGATTGATTGGCGGGCAAAAGGGATCAGTGATACTTGATCCTTTTACTGGAAGCGGCACAACGGGCGCAGCGGCATTGCTTGAGGGTTTTGATTTTGTTGGTATGGAGCTAACGCCTGAATACTTGCCAATCATTGAGGGGCGCATTGAGGCGGCCCGCAAACAGTACAAACTTGAAAACGCACAACTATCATTATTTGGGGATCAATCATGAGCAACGAACAAAAACTTGAAACAAGAATCTTGAGCCTTGTGCACAAAATAGCTGAGGCCCGTAACCGTCTTTTGAGGCTACATATACAAATGGTTGATTGTCAAACCACATTGAGCAGTATGATCGATGAATACCGCAAAGAATGCGGGGATCATGGTGTTGATATGCTCTTTGATGCGATCATTGATGATGCTGTACTTGAGCAACGTGACATTATGATTGCGTTTGATTACAATGAAAAAATGTATCGGGACTCAATCAAGCGATACTTTGAAAGGCGGCAAAATGGATCGGTGTGAATACTGCGGGCACAAAAATGATTGTTGGTTTTTGCCTGATGGTGAAAAAGCAAAATACCCGTGTAAAGAACCTGAGGAGCCAAAAAGCAAAAAAGATTAAAATAATGTTTGACCTTTTAGGAATACCAATGTATTATATTGAGTGTGGGGGCAATGATGCAATCACACTAACAAAGGACATGACATGCTTACTTTCAAAATACAGTATGCTTACAAACTAAATAATAAATCATCACAATCAATTTGCTATGTTGATGCAAAATCAATCAATAAAGCAAAAGAGGCATTTTCTCAAATGCCAACTTGCGCAGATTACACGGATCACAAAATACTTTGTGTTGTTGAGTGCTAAAATAAAATCTTTGATCTAAGCCCCTTTGGTGGGGCTTTTTTATTTTCTCAAAAATAATGTTTGCCTTTTCAGGAATACCAATATAATATATTGAGTGTGGGGAAAAACTACAACAACAACAAAACAAAGGAAAAATCAAAATGTTGCACATCCAATCAAAATTTATTGTAAACCGTCAAAACACAGTTGTATTCAAGAAAAAAGACACTTTTAAGGCGCGAATCATCGAAGATACACAGCCAAATCATGCACGACACAGCGGCATGATGCTTGATATATACCTAAGCGACAAGCTCACAACGGTTGCAACGCTTGAAAATGGCGTTGAGTTTAAAGCGCGCCACATAGGAAGCACACGCATTGAGCTTGTTGTATATTGTGAAGGTTATCGATTCACATGTCAAACACCTGTTGAAAATACGTTTAATTTGTTGCGCGCTATTGTACGAGATCGCAACTTTGGGCTTTACTTCCAAGGAAGCAACAACAACCTCAAATTTTCCACATTTGAAAAATTGTATCTTGCAAGTAATAGATTCGACAACAGCCTTGAGACAATCGGCAACGGATACAAAGGGCTAATCAACATCCTCACAAATGCTGAAAAAATGCGGTTGCTTTTGAAAGCCCTGAAATAAGGGCAACAAACCGCAATACACGGCCGCATCATGCGGCCTTTGTTGTATTTGGGCAATACGCGTATGATCGTGCTATATTTGCAATGTGAGGTGATACCATGAGCAAAGATTTACCATCAAAGCCCGTTTCTTTTTGGGCACGCTTGATCGAACCAATAACAAAGGCGTTTGCCAAACCCGTTGAGAAGCCTGAGCGACCCGCACACGGTGCAGATTGGGATAGAGCACAGGGCGCGCGCAATCCATACCCCGCCGGCGTTTCGATGGCTGCATTTTCGCAACATGGATACGTATTTGCGGCTGTTTCAAGAGCATCACAAGATTTGGCGGCTTTGCCTATCAAACTCATACGGGGTAAGGGCGAAAATAGCGAAGTACTCACGGATCATCCTTTCCTTGATTTGATGGATCAACCTAGCACGTACGTTGATGGCTTCTCATTTCGTGAACAGTTGATCGTTGACTTGATGCTTACGGGCGGGTGTTATGTTTTGCTTGCGGGGCCTCAAGATGTACCGGCCTCATTGTTTCGATTACATCCAGAGCAAACGCGTATCATTACGGATCCGGTTATGGGGATCAAGGGCTTTGAGTTTGAGGACAGCGGCAACATTGTAGCCTATCCGATCGATCGTGTTGTATACGCTCAGAGTGCATCATGGGGCGCGGGCGTAAATGCTTTGTATGGTGTAGGGGGGAT